TCGTTACTTTGTGCTATGAGGGTTATTTTAATTTTTACAAAAAACTAAATAAATAATTATGGAAACATTTTTAAAAACATTATTAGGCGAAATGCAGTTACCTGTATTTTTAGCATACTTTACAATTGCTTTTTTATCGGCTTTATTGGCTTTGATTATTAGAGCCAACAAAAAAAAGGATACAACTGTAAATACACCCGTTGAGTTCAGTTTTAAATTCTTTTTCCACGATAACATCCAAAAGCTATTCGTGAACATTTTAACTATTGCTTTTGCGATACGTTTTAGTAACGAAATAATGGGAAGCGAGATTACAGGGTGGATTTCTTTTTTAATTGGTTTAGGATTAAATCAATTAATTTTATGGATTGAAAATTATCAATCAAAAGCACGAAATTAAATTTTAAAAAATATCAAAGATGAAAAGATTTGCAAATACAAGCGAACAAGAAGCTATTGAAAAAGCTAACGAGATTTTAAAACAAGTTGGATTGGTAATAACGGAAACACAGACTACTGAAAATACAAGCGGAAAAGGTGGCGCAGTAATTCCAACAAAAGGTTTTTAGATATGAAAAAAGACGAAATAGTCTTAATCGTTTTGATGTTGTTTACTTTGGTTTATTCAACCATTGGAAACCCAGATAGTGAGTTTTGGAGTGGTTTATATTTCTTTGTGAATTACGCAACATTATACGCATTATTCAAATCACACAAATCGAAAATTATAAGATTGATAGGGATTTCATTATCCTTATCAATTTTAGTGTTTATAGTTCTTAAATTCTTCTTACATTTGAACATTGAAAGATACTATACCTTAGTGCCATTTACAATTTGTCTAATCGGATTAATACTTATAGAAACCAATGAATCATGTAAAAGAAACATTCCTTAACTACATTACATACGGTATGTCAGGAGTTGGAATATTAGTTAATTTTGAGAATATAAAAAGTGTGATATTGTTTGTTGGAGCTTTTATTTTGCTTTCGCTTCAAATTTATTTACACATCATAAAAATTAAAAACGAAAAAAATGTTAAAGACAAGCCAGATAATAAGTAAGTACGGAAAACCGAACCAACAAGGTAGTTATTTGACGACTATAAAATTACCTTATCCAATGCGTTTGGCGTGGGATAAAAAAACAACAGTTACAACTATGCGTTGCCATAAATTAATTGCTAATGACTTTCAAAAAGTTTTCGCAGATTTATTAGCGCATTACGGGTTGCCAAAAATTCAAGAGTTAGGAATTGATTTATTTGGTGGTTGTTTCAATTTTCGTGCTATGCGTGGAGGTTCAGATTATAGCCGTCATAGTTGGGGAATAGCTATTGATTTAGACCCTGAAAGAAATCAATTAAAAGAAACAAGCAAAACGGCTAGATTTGCACGTTCAGAATATAAACCAATGATTGATATTTTTTACAAGCACGGATTTTTAAGTTTAGGACGTGAGCAGAATAGAGATTGGATGCATTTTGAAAAATCAGAATAACTATGAAAACAATACCATATTTTATAATCGCAATTTTACTATTTGTCATTTGGAGTAATTCCTGCAATTCCGAAACTAAAAAGGAAATTCAATACATTACTGTCAAATCAACTTCGGGAAAAGCAACTTTTGAAAAACCAAGTCAAAAAGTTGTAACGGATCAAAACAAAAATTCAGTTATTCCGAAAAAAGACAAAGACAATAATCAGTTTTTGAAAAAGGATAACGAATTTTTACAAAAAGAAATTGACAAATTATTGAAGTATAATGATAGTTTGTTAAATGCTTTGGTTTTATTGGATGACAAAGAATTAAAAGAAGCGTATAATAATGCAATAGCGATTAATTACTTTGAGCGAAAAATTGACAATGATACGGTTAAAATTGACGTTTACGGTTTGACACGTGGAACTATTGAAACGATGCAAATCGATTGGGAAACCAAAGAACGAAAGCAAGAAGTACAAAAAAAAGAGTTATTGTTTCGGGCGTTACTTGGTGGCGAAATTGGAGTTAACAAAGAATTAAACCAAGGCACTTACAAAATCAACTTATCACTTCAAAACAAAAAGAATGATATTTTAAGATTTTCTTATCAAAGAATTGGAAGTAATGAATATGGATTGATTGGGTTTGACAAATCTATTTTTTCTGTAAACAAAAAAGTTAAGAAATAAATTTGTAGTTTTGAAGTGATAATCTTTTTTATTGTTTTGAGGTTTTTATTTGATTAGTTGAGGCGTTCAGAAATGAACGCTTTTTTTTATTTTTATTGTTTGAATTAAAAATTATATATATTTGTAGAGAAATTAAAATAAATCATTATGAATTTTGCATTAAAAAGGGAAATTTATGGGGCTAATGCTTGGTGTATAGATGCGTTGTCTTATGGTTCGTTATCTCAAATATTAAAAGATAATCGTAATGGTGTTGTTTTGGAGTTGCCGGAAACTAAATACAATAGTCCGCAAATTTATAATGCTTTTACAAGAACTATTCAATACGGTTGGCAACTAAATAATTCAGATGAATTTGAAGCTGTTGGAGTTATAAATTTAAACGGCGCAATTACTCTTTCTGGTGGTGAGAGTACCGTGGGAATGGAACAATTAGCACAAAATATGCTTTTTATGTCTAAGGACAAAAGAATAAAGGCTTTTATAATTTTAGCTAATTCTGGCGGTGGTTCTAGTAATGCGGTTCAAGTAATGAAAGATACCATTAACCAAATTAAATTAACTAAACCAGTTTACGGATTGGTAAAAAAAGGCGGGATGTCAGCAAGTGCTTGTTATGGTATTTTGTCTAGTTGCCAAAAGATATATTCAGAAAGCGAAATGAATATCGTAGGTAGCTTAGGAACTATGATTGAATTTTCTGGATATGCTGCAAATACGACTTTAGAAAGTGGCGAAAAAGTAGTGAGATTGTACGCTACAAAATCAGTAAACAAAAACAAAGCTATTGAGGAAGCTTTGAATAATGACAATTACGAGTTATTAATTAATGAAATGTTAGACCCGATTAACGAAAATTTCCTTAATTCAATAATTCAAGATAGACCTCAACTATCTAGTACAACGTGGGATGACGGAGCGCATCATTTTTCAAAAAATGTCATTGGTACTTTTATAGATGGCATTGCTAGTTTTGATGAAGTTGTTTCAATGTTGGAAACCGAAAGTAAGATTGTGTTAAACAATGTAAATAAAGTTAAATTTAATTCAAATTCAAAGATGACAAGAGATGATTTAAAAAGTCAATTTCCATCGGTTCACGCTGAAATCGTTAAAGAGGGAATTACTCAAGAACGAGAGCGAGTGGCAAGTTGGTTAACTTACCAAAGTGCCGACCCTGAAATGGTGGCTAATGGTATCGAAAGTGGCGAAGCTATTACGCCATCCCAAAGGGAAAAGTTAATGGTAAAAATGAACTCACTAACGATGTTAGAAGCTATGAAAGGCGATAACGCTACGATTGTGACTACTACTGAAAGTACAACTGTACAAGCTACAGAAACTACAGAAGATGCAGCACAATCAGAAGTAAACGACTTTTACTCTAACCTTGCTAAAAAAATCTAAAAAATGGGAGTAGATGTAAATCAAAGAAATGTAACCCGTAATCAATCGACTGCGGATTACACACAAAAAAAAGTTTTTCTTTTTGGTAACAGTTTTGATAGTGGTTTGTTGAAAAACACAAATGCCGCTGCATTAGGTTTAGAAAGTGGAGTTTTACTTGCTAGAGCTGCTGGAACTTACGAAACGGCTTCGGTTGTTTTTAACGCTTCGGGATTAACTGCTGGTCAAACTCAAATTTTAGGTGGTTTAACTTTCACTTCGACGGGTGTAACTACACAAGCTCAATTAGCTGCTGCTTTTGCAAATTTAGAAGATGGTGCTACTACTGGTGCTGGTACTTCTTTAGGTACTTATTCTGGTGCGTTAACTGGTTGGTCAACTGGTGCGGTTACTGATATTGCAACTGTATTATTTACGGCTACTACTGTTGGTAATGTTACTAACTTAGCTGAAACTGGTACGGGCGCGAATCCAACTATAAATATCGTTTCTGGTGGTTCTACCGCTAGTGCTGGTGGTTTAATTCCAGTAACTTCAAGTAATTTAGCTGATGTAATCGGTATTTTGACTTACGAAGGAAGCGGAACGCTTGGAACTGATGACGAATTACAAGTAAATATGTGTATTGGTGGCGAAATTGACGGCACTGAATTAGTATTGCCAAGTGGAGTTACTTTAAATACAGTTGTTGGAAATAAGACGTTAAAAGACGTTCTTAATGCGGTTGGTTTCGTGGTTCGTGATAACGTAGTAGAAAATACAAATTTTGATAATTAATAAGCCATGATAGGATTAAATCAACATCGTAAAGGATTTACACAACAATTAGTTGCTACTTTTTCAGACAGAGTAGGTGTAAAATCGGGTTTTGGTGCGTTTTTCCCAGATAAAACGACAAGAACAAAAGGATTTTCAATTGAAGTTGAAAGATTAGGTAAAAAGGTAGCTGTTGACGTTCAACGTTGCACCGATCCGATTAGAAATAAGTTCAGTAAATCAACTGAAAAGATTTTCATTCCGCCAATGTATTCGTTAAGTTTCGATTTTACGTCGTGCGAAAGCTATGATGTTACTTTTGGAATGGGAACAGTTCCAAACGAAATTACAGGAACGTCATTATTGCAGTCTGCTGATGCGAAATTAACTCATTTGAAAGACCAAATCGAAAGAGCGAAAGAGCTTCAAAGAGCGCAAATTCTACAAACTGGAATTGTTGTTTTGAAAAATGGAGATAACATCGATTTCAAACGTAAAGCCGAAAGTTTTGAAACTTTAACTGGTGCTGCAAGATGGACGGTTTCTGCTGATTGCGACCCTGTAAAAGATTTACAAGACGGTTGCGAATTTTTGAGAAATACTGGACGTTCTGGAGCATCAACTGTTAATGCTATTATGGGTTCAACTGCGTTTAATAATTTCAAATTATCTGCAAAAGTTAAAGCCGAAGCGGACATCAGAAATATTAATCGTACTGACATCCAAATGCCACAAATGGATAATGTTTCTGGTTTAGTTTTCCAAGGTCAAGTTGGAGCTGGGGATTTTATCGTAAATCTTTGGACTTATAACGAAACTTACGAAGATGCGGAAGGTAACGAAGTACGTTATTTAGATGCAAACAAAGTAATTTTGTTGCCGTCAGATTTCCAAGGGTTCACTGGTCATGGTGCATTACCTGCTGTTTTAGGTAACGTTCACGATGGTCAATATGTTGGAAATGTTGAAGCTACTTATGAAGTTCACGACGTTATCGACCCTAAAAAAATGAGTTGGGAATACATTCTAAATTCAGCTCCATTAGCGGTTCCGTTATCAGTTGACAGAATTTATACATTAACGACAACGTCAGCATCGTAATGAGAACATTTGAAGTAAAAGCACCAATTCAGCTATCTAATAAAAAGGTAGCTGAATTTGGCGCAATAGTAAGCGAGAAACAACTGCATGATAATGCGGATGAACTTGTAAAGCGTGGTTTCATCAAAGAGGTTGTAATTGATGAAAAAGTTTTGGAAATTGAAGTTGAAGAAACTGAAAATCCAGTTAAAAAATTAGTTGCTAAAAAAAATCAAGTTAAAAAATAAAGCATGAGTAGTTTAATCCAGTTAGCCAAAAGAGATAGTCGTCATTTTGTTACAAAGGGAGGTTTTGAAACGTTAATAACGGTGCAAACCCCTGCACAAGATAAGACTGAAATTTTAACTGGATTTGCTACAAAGCATTGGTTTAGCTTTGATACGGATGGAAATCCAACAAATTCAAAAAACGTTCACGTTTGTATTTCTGAAACTGACTTAGTAAATTTAGGTTTTACGGTACGTAAATCAAATGGCGAAATAAGTTTACTAAAATATTTTATTTCGTTCGCTGATAGCTCTGGAATAACCAAAAAATATGTAGTTCGTGAAAATATGCCAGATGAAACATTAGGATTAATCATTTTAATTTTAGGAGATTTTAAATAATGGCTTCAATAATTGAAAATATCATACCACGTCAAGGATTTGAGATTGTGCTTGAAAAAATAGCGGTTATCTTATTTGAGGAGTTGACAAAACAAAAATCATTGCAAAATTTAAGCGATGATTTTAGTGTTTATATCGAACGTCAAACTGCTTACGATAAAAGCGAAGGGATTGTTATTTCAGTTGGACTAGATAACATCGATTACAACGGTAAAAATCAATTTGACGTACAAGGAAATACTACTTTTTTTATTGATTTGTACACAACTGGAGATGAAACTTTAGTTTTAAGTGGCGACGATAATTCAAGATTTCTAACTTTGAAATGGTTAGGTATGATGCGTTCGATTTTATCAAGCACTAAATACAAAACTTTAGGTTACGCACCTGGTTTAATCGGTGGTACTATGGTAGAAAGAATACAAAATCAATTAACCTATGGCAATGGCGATGCTAATTTTATAAAATTTGCTAGGATTACATTTTCAGTTAGAATACAAGAAAATCAAGAAATGTGGACTTCAATTGAATTACAAGGGAACGATACGACGATCAAAATCAATGAAACTGAAAAAGGTTTCAAATTAACATTTAATAATTAAAAAATTATGAGTGCAATTTCAAATGCTGTAGGTACTGAAAGGCTTTCAAGAGTTTCTGGTTATAAAATTAGAAAAGGCATTTTTACAAATGATACTGCTAATTTACCTCAAATGATTGCGGTTTTTGGAGAAGCCAACACAGCAAATCAAAGCGGATTAACCGCTGATAAAAGAGAAGTTACAAGCGCAAAAGAAGCCGCGGACTTATATGGATATGGTTCGCCAATTCATAGAATTATGAGTATTTTGCGACCAGTTAATGGTGGGGATGGAGTTGGAGGAATACCAACTATTGTATTTCCGCAAGTTACAGATGAAGCGGCTACGGCTACTGAAATCGAATGGACTGTGACAGGCACGGCAACGGCAAACACAACGCATTTTGTTGTTATTAACGGACGTGATACAATTAACTTTCAAACATTAGATATCGTTATTGATTATGGCGACAATTCAGCTGGATTGACTTACACTAATTCAGATACTACTGATGGAACTGGTGCGGTAGATTTAGCTGATAGTTTGGTGCAATTCCAAAATGATTGGTACACTTGCGTAATTAATCCTTACGGTTCAGTACAATCAAATACATTAGCTACATTTGAAACGTTTAACGGTGTTCCAGTTGACAATCCTACGGGTAGATGGAGTGCTACGGTGTTTAAACCGTTTATGGCGTTTTTTGGTAGTGTATTGAATACTAGAAGCGGATTAGTAGCTATTACCGATGCTAACGCAAGAGTTGAACAAGTTACAAATGTTCTTTGTCCTGCTCCAAATTCAAGTGGATTTACTTGGGAAGCTGCTGCAAATATGGTAGCGTTATTTGCTAGACAAATGCAAGACAATCCACATTTGGATGTAAACAATTTAGCTTATCCGGATATGCCAGTTCCAAGTGATGGAAATATTGGCGATATGGCGGATTATAATAACAGAGATTTACTTGTAAAAGCAGGTTGCTCAACTGTTATTTTAGAGAATGGAGCGTATAAAGTTATGGACTTGGTAACAACGTACCATCCTGACGGAGAAACTCCTTTACAATTCAGTTATTGTAGAAATCTTAATTTGGATTGGAATGTTAAGGATAGTTACACTACTTTAGAAGCGATTAGATTACGTGATAAAACATTAGTTTTAGACAATCAAAACGTAACTGTAAGCGGTGCAATTAAGCCTAGAGAATGGAAGGCTGTGTTATTTGATTTATTTGAGGATTTAGCTGAAAAAGCACTTATAAACGACCCTCAATTTTCAAAAGATAGTTTAGTTGTTCAAATCAGTTCTACAAATCCAAATCGTTTTGAAACTCTTTTCAGATACAAAAGAACTGGAATTGCGAGAATTGAAAGTACTGATGCGGAAGCGGGATTTTAACCTTTTAAATAATTAAAAAATGGCAAATTTTATATTTGGCGACGTTGATGAAATCGTATGCCAACACACAACGGGAGAGTTTCGCTTTTTTCCAAAATCAAATGAAAG